AAAAGAAGCGGGTACTGGTACTAATGGAACTACCACTGCTACGAATTGTTTTTCAACTGGACTCATCGTTGGTGGTGGTATTTACGCAGCAGGATACAGCGCATCAGCTACAGCAAATCATTGTTATACTTCAGGTGCAAATGGTGGTGTTTCAGCTGGAGGAATTTGGGCAGGTCAACCAACCAATGATAATTTACCTTCACAAGGGGCAAATAACTACTCTGAAATGAACCATAGTGGGAGCGGATGGACGGATAGTTATGCAATCCAAGCGTTACTGGGCGCACCTTCTGGTTCACTCATTGGAAATACATGGGCACAACTGAATGGCCCAGATACAGCGTATATACTAGCTGTAAGTGGATATAGCCCCTATACTACCACACTTGGAACAACAACAAGTTCTAGTATAGCCGTAGGTGGTACGACAGCTCCAGCAGTTGTTCCTGGATACACCTTTTCTCTCTTAGAAATTAACAATAGCCCAGCAAGTTCATTTCCATCATTTTCTATTAACGCTTCAACCGGTGAAATAACTGCGGATAGTTCAACACCACTAGCTGTGTATACAATTTCCATTTATGCCTCAATTAACCCTTATAGTATTACAACCTATACCTTAACTGTTTCAGCAGCACCAGTCACTGCTGATTCTGGAGCAACAGCGGAAGGTGTCAGTTGTTGTGCAGTACCAATGAACATTGGAACAGATGTAGATTATGAGACACGCAATAATTTTGCGACAGGAAATACAATGATTGGTGGAGTAAGAGGAAGACAGCCTTATGCATCGTATACTATGCTCTTGTACAAGCAAATGGCATTTGCTGCAAAACGCTAGAAATACATAGAGATGAACGTCATCTACTTGTATTTTTAACCCATACCAAACCCAGTGACCGACAAGGGAGCCAAGTACGGGCGCACTTGTTGGATAGGAGCATCTTCTGCCTTACACTTGACCACTGTAGGTGGGCAGACCTGGCGAGGGCAAGGGGCAGGAGGAGGGCACTTGGTCGGCTCAGGGCACTTGACCTCAGGGCAACGAGGACGAGGGCAGGGAGGGCACTCACCACTGGGCTTGTTGCACTTGGAGCAGTCAAGAATGACTGGCTGGGGCTTTGGTACTGACGACTTGAGCACATAGTTGCTCAGGTCAGGAGTCGGTGGGCACTCGGTCTTCAGCATATACTTGCTCAAATCCGGTTGAGGAGCGCAAGGAGGAATGCTGGACTTCAAGACATACTGGCTCAGGTCAGGTTCACGGCAAGGAGGGCAAGGTGGGCACATGGGTCTGGGGCTCGGGCAACCGCAAGGTGAGGTCTTTCCACACGCATTACAGTTCGGCCACACACCAGGCTCAGCGAATCCTTCTGTTTTCTTGAGGAAGGAACGACTCAGCACCAGACCGATGAGGATGCCTATTAACAAGGCAAGTCCAGGTACAATAACATTCACTTTCGCCATCGGGGACGCTACTCTAGTATATCGTTATAAATACTAGTCTTTTCAGTCCTTCCATCCAGACCAATTGTCAGGAGGGCATCCAACAGTGACAGGTAAACCGGGATCACTTGTTGTCTTCAAGCGAGTACACAACATTTGTGTATATCCACGCCAACTAAAATCGTCACTGACAATTGCGTCAGTAGGAAGTGCACCAAACTGAGTAGGATTCAAGCCACGACGACGAATCTGCTCACGAATCTCCTGTGCCTTTGTCTTCCAGTCTAGACCAGCTGACTTGAGAGGAGGAAACTCGCGCTGGATGGAGCTTCCTGGAAGACCATAATCATAGCTGTCTGTTGTGCGATACATGCCATTGGGGCTGGGTGTTAAGACAGGATCACTGACGTTGCCGCCCTCTAGACGAGATCCTGGCTTAACACCAGGAATACCTGTCGTTGGTGCTGGACCTTGTAAAGGTGGTTGGCGTTCTAGACTAGCTGCCTTTGCTTGAAGATTAGCAATGTTAGGATTGTCATACTTGAAGTTCAGATTGATTCCCCAAGATGCGCCTTCAAAGAGATTTGTCATATATCCCTTGACTACATTTGTAATTTGTGCTGCTTGTTCCGTGTCTGCGGGGCTGAGACCACCAGGAAAGAGACTGGCAATTGCAGGAGGGAGATTATTCTTGCGTAGAACTTCTGGAAGAGGGCTTGTAGGTTTACCTAGAATTGGCAGAGCCTTTTCAATATCAGACTTGTATATAGGAACTGTATTAGGAGTGTAGAATCCATTTTGGAGTTTTGTAATCACGTCATCCACTTCATCCTTGATCCGATTCAATACATTAACACGTCCTTGAATGACAGGATCAGAGGTTCCAGAGGCATTCAGCCGTTGAATCTCAACCACCACCTTAATTTGAAAGTCCTGTAGTTCCTTGAGAGAAGCGCGTTGTTCAGTTGATTCAACTTGTGTTGTTGGCGCTGGAAGTGTTGATGATGGCATTGGCGCTTGAGGCTTAGGTTGAAGATCAACAGTTGTTGCAGGATTCAAGTTCAAGTTAAACTCTTTTATGATCATTTGAAGCCACGTTGTATTGTCATTGATTGCTGATTTGATACGAACCTGTTCTTCAAGAAGCTCATCTGGTGTCATTGACTTGGTTCCATTCACATACTGATCCATCAAATTATTCATGCGCGAAATACTTGTATTTGCTGTTGAAACGGCCTTTGGAGCAGAGGTAAGTTGCTTGACCTTTGTCCATGATGTAATCATTTCCTTGAGCTTGGTCACAATCTCGTCATTAGGACTAACATCTGCGAACCCCTCAAGGGCTGTTTGTTGAATGGCGCCACTTGCCTCCAAATCATAGAGCATTTCACGGAGATACCGTAAATTGGATTGTATATCATCCAGTTGTTTATTTGTAATACGACTCTGTAAACCGGGATTACGTTCCATTACAGACTGTACGTCAATCAGCTCGGCCATATCGGCACGGGCACGATTGAGAGGAATTGTAATCGCAGGGTCAGAGCGTTGCTCTAGGCTGGACGCTTGGAATCCAAAGAAGGCTTGTAAGTCCTCCTTGACGCCCAAAATACGAATATATCTCGCAGGTTCAAGAACAGGATCAATATAGGGATTTGGTGTTTCCTTTGATCGTAGTCCAGCAGGAGCAGTGGGCAAATCACTTGCGGGCGGGGGGCTTGGTTGAATATTGCCTACTCCAGCCTCTGCGATATTTACAACTTTGGGTTGTTTAATTGGCAAGGAAGTATAACACGCAACGGGTGTGCCTTCATTCATGGATGTCCAATTCACTCCCATCAAGGTTGTAAATCCCTCCGTCGTGGGTCGTGTGTAGACTATCGCAACAACAAGCAAAACTGCTAAAAAAAATAACAGGGCTTTCTCCATCAGGTCAGCCTTTTCCTAATTGGCCTGATGAATTTTACCGATGAGCATTTACTTCAGATTGCATCCCCAACAAGGAATACTGTCCTTACGGACATAGTCATTCATATCAATCGGGTTGGGTTGAGGAAATCCTGTTGCTTGTTGACCTGTAGCATAAGGACATGAAGGTGAGTTTTCGTTGCGGAACCACTTGCCTTGTTCTAGAGCATCTGAAGACGCATCAGGAGTTTTAGTGGTAACAGGGATGGTCTCGCGATCCGCTACTGCTGCATTTTGAACATCCTTTGGTCCCAACTTGTACTTGGTAAGTTGAGAAGCGACTTCATCTGCAACAAATGTCTTGAGCGAATCCATATCCGTTGTTGTGGGCATAGGATCCTTTTTCACAACAGGGACAACTTCATTCGATTTTGCTTGGGCCTGAGCAGCAACAATTCCATCATAACTCATCAAAGACTTGATGAGCTCTGAGAACTTTAGACCAGACGGTAGGGTCTGAGATGTCGGTGTAGGTGTTGGAAGTACAGTTGATGGTTGAAGTATAGTAGTAACTCCTGTTGCAACTGTGTTGGACATTGGGAGTGCATCAATCGTCGGTGTCATAGGCTGATCAAGAATACTAGGATCAATGACAAAATTTAATCTCGCAAACCCAGCAACGAATAGATAACGATCTGTTTTGAATAACGGAACATCTGCTGGTTTCATTCGTCCTATCTTTGCCATCAATCCATTTACATTGCTTAGAATGATTTTTTGATGCGAGTTGAGTTGATCTATATACATTTTTGTATCATTTACATTGAATAATAATGGTAGCCGTGCTTGGATTCTTGCGGTTATTCCTTGTAGGCGAGAAGAGAATAACCGTAAATCAGCATCAGTTGCTGGTGTCTGAGTAGAACTAATATACACAGGGCTCAATGTGTAGAGAATAAATTGTTTGACTAGACGAACATCATCTAAGGTCAGATTTGGAGGAAATGTCCATTCCGCAAAACGCTTATATATATCGTTAAAATAATTTAGTGCTCCTGTGTAAAAGACTAGACGAAGTTTAATCGCATCCGTTTTTATTTTTTCTTTATTAAGCTTCAAATAATCAGCATACATCTCTGTCACAACATTATCCAGTTCAGCCTTTAAAGTCTCCTTTGTCAGAGCAGTTGGGGCAGGATTCGCAAAGGACTCTTTAGTAGCCATCAAATAATGCACCAAAAGTGCTGCCAGAAAGAGCAGCACTAGCGTAACGAGTTCTACCCGTCCAGCCATACTTCTACTTGGGCAGTAAAATTGAATATTATCATCGTGTCTTAAAATGTAAGAACATGCTCAAGACACGATTCAAGGATGACGGAATTGTAGAAGTTGGTATTGATGAGGCTGGTCGTGGACCTCTGTGGGGACCTCTTGTCGCAGGAGCAGTTTGTTGGCCAGAGGAGGATGCTTGGACAGACCACCATCGGGAACTTGTTCCTCATATCAAAGATAGTAAGAAGTTATCTTCAACACGCCGAGAGAAGATCTATCGTGGAATTCGTGAGTATGCTATTGGAGTCGGTGTTGGGCACGTTATGCCAGCAGAGATTGATACGTGGGGAGCTACACGGGCAAATCAAGTGGCATTTGGACGTGCTCTTGAAGATTTATGTGGTCAAGTAGACTTCCCTGAAGAAGGGTATCGTCTACTCATTGATGGAATTCTGCCAATGCGTTTGGAGAAGGAGGGTGTAGAACAAGAGTGTATTATTGAAGGGGATGCAACATATTTGAACATTGCTGCGGCGAGTATTGTGGCAAAAGTGGTTCACGACAATTGGGTGGTCAAGTGGTGTGCGGAAAATGTTGCCGATGCCGCAAAATACGATTTACTGAGTTGTAAAGGCTATGGAACGGCGAAACATCGTGAAGGGCTGTTGAAGCACGGCTATACAGAGCTTCATCGTCGGTTGTATCTTCGTAAACTATTTCCTGACATTGTTGTTCAACGGTATGGATTTGTGGAAGAGTAAGTAGAGATGGCGGCAGCACAACCAATCACCATTCCTATTCCGAATGAGTTGCGCGGTCAAGTTTACCAGACTGATCGCATTATGTCCTGGAGAAAGAAATTTACGGACCGGTTTTTGAATGAATTTCTAGCACGAATTGGTCCTAGACTAACCTCTGGACATGGCATACAGAATCCTGGTCTGTTTATTGCTACAACTGGGAATCCAGTACAATCAATAGGCAGACTTGAACTTCCAGAAGATGAAGCTCTTCCCGATATTGAAGCATATTTTTATACACAAAATGAAAATGTTAACCAAGACGTATTGAGTGCGGTTCAAGGAACCTTTGATGCTCTAGCTCAAACCGGTGGCAAACGTCGCAAATCACGCAAGTCGCGTAAGAATAAGAAGAGTCGTAAGAATAGAAAAACTCGTGGTCGTAAGTAGAGATGGAACCTATTGTTGAAATCCCAAATGATGTTCGTGAGAGAGTTTACCAACCGTATTTGGGTAGTATGGTAAGATTTACACCAGAATTTTTTACCCAATTTTCGGAACAAATACGTCAGCTTCGCCCCGCGTTTACTCCTGACTATGAAGACTATATTATTCGGTTTCAACCAGGTATTGGTAATGAAGGAATAGGTATACAGTCTTTATTAACGAATCGCCTTCCCTATATCTTTATCGCATTGCATAATCCAGATGACAACTTACGTGAAGATGTAAATCTAGCTCTACAAGCAACCTTTGATGCCTTACGCGCTCAAGCTGGTGGCAAACGCAAATCGCGTAAATTGTCCCATAAAGGGCGTAAGAATCGCAAGGCCAAGAAAACTCGTGGCCGTAAGTAGAAATGAGTTGGGAAAATGACGACTTTGTTGCCGAAGGAGCTATTCTAGCTCCTCTACCTCCTTTTCAGCCTCCGGTTATGCCATATGTAATGAATCATATGACACAAAATCTTCAACAGCAATTCCAACAACTTAGACAACAGGGATACATTGAAACTGATCCTGGTAATTTAACGGTTGGCCGTCGGTATACTATCTTCAATGCATATCGCTCAAATGCAAATGTCCATGTTCAGCGGAAAGACAATCAAGTCTATCAACGAACAAACGAGAACGGAGCATATGTCTTCAGACAAGATCTTGGTGGCGGATACGAAGAAGGTTATTACAGCAATCGCGATGTCTTCTTTGAGGCTCCTGGACAACGCGGAGGCAAACGCCGCAAGAGTAAGTCACGTAAGACACGTAAGACCATCCATAAAGGACGCAAGAGCAGAAAGACTCGTGGGCGTAAGTAAACTTCATTTGTGGATATACGATATCCTATAATGAATTAACTAGTCCACAAGTTTACTTGCGGTTCTTGCGGGAGCCCTTGCGAGAACCCTTGCGACCCTTACGGGAGCCCTTGCGGCGCTTGCCACCAGCCATGTTGTTGCGGCGGCTCTTGCGGGAGCCCTTGCGGCCCTTGCGAGACTTGCGATCCTTGCGGTCCTTGCGGCGCTTGCCACCGACCAGGTTGTTCTTGCGGGTCTTGCGAGAGGCCTTGCGGTTCTTGCGGGAGGCCTTACGGTTCTTGCGACTCTTGCGGTTCTTGCGAGAGTACGAGTTGTTCACATTGTAGCCACCGAATGTCTCAGAAACGACTTCCATCTTCTATACTTATGCCTTACATTTTTTGACGCATTCTGGGGAGAACTCCAGTTCTCCATCCTTCCAAGAGGGCAGCGTCGATAGACCATTGGCTGACAGTCTTATCGGGAGGAGTGAAATGTCCTTGTTCCGTTTCCAACAGACATAGTTTGGGAAGCCCTGTTGGAGCGTGACTTCTCAGTCGCCGTATCCACTTGACTGATTCATACGCAAAGACTTGACTATCGTGAACTGCGGTGCGTGTTAAGACAAAGACATTTGGAGCTAAAAACCTCGGGGCAGCGTCTGCCGGACTGTGTAGAACGGTCCAGATAAAATCCTCAAGAGAAGCTGTAGGGTTTCCAAACTCCTTATACTCCAAAACAGTGAGTGGTAAAGAGGGATTTGTTGTTGTGCGTAAAACGTCTACATATGGGACTTCTGTATACACTGCACCAATTAAATCTCCTGTTGGATGATTGGCAAGAATATTTCCTACAAGAAGACCACCAGCAGAACGGCCGTATACCGCAGTTTCATCAGCACAAAGTCCAAGTTCCACTTGCGCTGCCTTGATAAGTCCTTCAACATCGCCGATTGTCTTACACCGTCCAGATCGCTGTCCTGCGCGAGCCCATTCCTCTGTATGATCACCACCTCCACGAGGAAAGGTAAATAGGATACACCATCCGTTCTGTATTAGGGGAGCCCAGCGACTCATTACAGGTCCAATAGCAGATGGCATTCCATAGGCTCCATATCCTATACAAAGAAGTGCAGTAGGCTTCTTATGTTTTGGTGTAACAAGGCATCCATGAACTGGCATATAGTCATGTCTGCTGCGACCTTCGATCCGCTGAACAGAGACAGATGACGGAGATTCTGCTTGAATGAGTTCAAGAGAGGCTCCAGTAAATCGGTAATAGGATGTCCCTGTTGGCTGACTTACACGGATGAGGCAAGGCAGAATTCCATCCCACGTGGCAAATGGATCAACAAGAATTTCTCCACAAGGAATGGATAGCAGTTTCTTGGCCGAAGCCTTATTCGCACATTTCCATAGGGTGAGTTGTCCGTGTTGTTTGGTAATGAGTAACCCTTGTTCTTCCCACATCCATTGAATTCCAAATTCTTTGATCAGGGGAAGAATCCATGTGTGCGGAATGGAATACTTTTCCTGGATCTGCCGAAGTTTGCCATCAAGTATGTGATAGATGGTAAAGTGCTGAGATTGCTCAGCAAGTAGGAGTAACTGGTGATTTGGCTGACGTTCAAGGGACAGATTTATTTCAGGGTTTGTTTCGTGATAGATACGCTTAGCACCAGTACCAGTTGCTGCGTCACAGCAATAGACATCCTGATAAATGAGTTTGTTCTTGACTCCTAAATAATACAGTGTATCATCCAACACAGCCAACTCAGGCCCAACAGGTCGCCGTGTCCAGACTGGTTTCGTTGCATATGGATTATCCCAGAGCTGGAGTTCAAATTCTTCTGCCCCAACACCAACATCTGTCGTAACAAAGACACCGAGAGGGGTAACTTGAATATCTCGTGCGATGTGTTTTACTGCCGATCCTAGAAATGACCACGTCTTGAAGAATTGGGAATGCCAATATACCTGAATGATTCCAGTGTAAAAAGGAATAGGAGACTTGGTTTGTTCAACAGCCTCATACTCGCGGTCAGCCTCTTGAATAAGTTTCTTCACTTCTGGAAGTGATGTGTATTCCTTAACCAAGTCCTGTTCTTCCTTCATTACCGCCTTCCATTTATCCCCCTTCATTGCCTCCATCCATGCATCTGGATCACTCCACGATGCCCACGGGGTATCTCGTACTGGGACCGCCGTCATCTCCTACTAGAGCCAGTAAACAATGCTTAAACCTGTATAGAGTTCTTCTTATAATGCCGGGTGCTCTACAAGTAGTTATTGTCTACAAGAAGGATACATCTCTTGGCCTTACCAAAGATGCCAATACACTGGCCAAAATGCTTCCTATTGTTGGCCGTTCTGTTGGTTGCCCTGTAGCCCCTGTAAAGCTCCTTGATGTGCGTGAGCCTCCCAATGTATGTGATCTCTGTATTCATCTGGAGACCCCTCAACCAGTGTGGTTCTCGTGGGCGAGGGCAAATGTTGTTGTGGGATATAGTACTTGGCGCGTAGAGGAATGGAAGGGATATTGGGATCAGATTGATGTTGCGCTCTTCCGTGATTCCGCTTCAATGGCTCGTGCGACTGCAAGTGGTAGTCCTCGCCGTCTAGGTCTGGTTACCTCTTGGTTTGTTGATGGTGCGAAACCTTACAAGGAGCTCAATCGGTCAGGACTTGTCTGGTTTCTTGGAGGATCAGCCAATAAGCGTGCTGCTGCGGAAGCTGTGTTACCTCTCTGGAAAGAGGACTATCCTCTGCTAAATGTCTATACGACGGAGAAGCTTCTTGAAGGGCGTGAGTTCCCATCAACTGTCAAGATTCACGTAGGATTTCTCAAGGAGGAGGAAAAGGATCGCATTGCTACCGCAGCGGCTGGTCACCTCGGTCTGTCCAAAGAAGGTAAACTGGGTTACACTGCCCTTGAGGCTGAGGCTAAGGGTGCTTGGATGATGCTAAATCCTCTCCCCTGCTACACTGAGACATTCCAACAGAATCCAACTATCGGTTGGCTGAATACTCCTGTGAAGGATGGAGTTATAGACTTTTCTGAGCTGACAGTTGAGATGTTGGAAACAGCACTCTCCTCATTTGCTGGATTTGGTGTGCGCGAGGCGATGAATACGCTGGATCTATCGCTCAAGCGCAAGACTGACTTTTCCAGCGCAATTGGAACGCTTCTCAAAGAAGTAACTGAGGCTATTGCAGCCAATCCTCCTCTTCCTCGCCATATGCCTCCTCTCTTGAATCCTGGTGATTGCCCCCCTATTAGTGTGATTACACTGGTCTACGGTCGTCCCAAGTTCATTGAAAATGCATGTTTGAATCTTCTAAGCACTGACTACCCTCACGACAAGATTGAGTGGGTTGTCGTGGATGATTCTCCTCCTGAGGACTCGCCGAGCCATCGTATTGTGCGATTCCAGAATCAGTGGAAGGGCAAGGTGACCTATGTTCCTCTAAATAAGAAAACGAGCATTGGTCAGAAGCGTAACATTGGTGTAGAAAAAGCTGGGGCCAATATTCTTCTGATGATGGATGATGATGATCACTACCCAGAAACATCTTTCCGTCGCCGTGTAGCCTGGCTTATAAAGGGAACTAAACGTGGAGAAACGGGTAGGGCAAATATTGCCTGCTGTACTACACTTGCTTTATATGATTTGAAGTTTGGTACGAGTGCTGTAAATGTTCCTCCATTTGATATCCCATTTTCACAACGTATCTCTGAAGCTACTCTAACATTTAGGAAATCTGCTTGGCTTGAAAGAAAGTTTCCTAATGTTTCAATTGCTGAAGGTGAGGGATGGATTGCAGGCCGCGAAG